CGGACGAACGGTGGCTGGTGCTTGCCGCCGTCGCCCCGTCCACGCCCGTCTACCGCAAAGCCCAAGCCCAGCTCATCCAAGGAGAAGGGGAGCCCGATGGCTGACCTCACCACGACCAAGATCTCCGTCGCTGCGGGCATCCTCGACCTCGCGGCCGCGGCGACCGCCGCCGCGGTGGGAGGCGACACCGCGGAAGTCGGCCCCCGCCGCTTCCTGTACGTCAACAACGGCAGCGGTGCCGGCATCACCGTCACCCTCGCCACCCCGGGCACCGTGTCCGGACTCGCGGTCGCCGACCCCACCTACGCCATCGCCGCCGGCAAGGCGGGCCTGATCCCCCTGGCCAACATCTTCAGGGGGTCGACCGGCCGCGCGGCCATCACCTACAGCGCCGTGACCACCGTCACGGTCCGCCCGTTCGAACTGCCCGCCTGATGGACGGGGACCAGCCGCGGCCGCCGCTGCCGCGCGATCCCGTCGCGCACCGCCAGGAGGCCGAGCGCCTGGTCGACGAGGGCCGTGCGAGCGCGCCGCACACCATCGTGCACGCGCTGCTCGCGATCGCCGGCGAACTCCACCTGATCCGCCGTCAGCTGGGAAAGCGAGGTGGCTGAATGGCACGCCCGTCACGGGCACACGTCACCGTCAACGGCATCGCGCGGCTGAAGGCGCGGCTGGAAGACCTGCCCGACGAGATCAGGCAGGCGCTCGCCAAGGGGGTGCAGAAGTCGGCCGAGGCCATCGCCGACGACGTCAGCCGCAACGTGCCCGTCGACACCAGCGGCCGCGACAACCACCACCTCAAGGACACCGTCGACATCCATTACCGCGAGGACGGCCTGATCGCCGAGATCGGCTGGTTCGACCAGCAGGACTACTACGCCGCGTTCGTCGAGTACGGCACCCGCAGCCAGCCCCCGCAGCCGTCCCTGCATCCCGCGCTGCAGCGGGAGCGGGGCCGCTACGCCTCGCGGCTGACGGACGAGGTACGGCAGGCTCTGCGGTGAGCACTCCTCTCCCGGGGCTGGCGGCGCTGCCCACGCAGGCCGGCATCCGCGATGCGCTGCTCGCCGACGCCCCGCTCATGGACCTGATCAAGGGCGTCTTCGACTGGGTCGAGGAGAAGCAGCCCTACCCCTACATCGTCATCGGCGAGGCGATGGAGACCCCGGCCAACGCCCATGACCGGCACGGCTCCGAGGTGCTGGAGACCCTGCACATCTGGGACCAGAACCGCGGCTTCGCCCAGAGCCTGACGATCGCGGCCCGGGTGATCCAGGCCCTGGACCACACGCCGCTGACCATCGACGGCCACATCCACCGCTGGACGCGGTTCGTGTCCCTGCAGACGCTCCGGGACCCCGAGCCCCCGGGCGACATCCGCCACGTGCCGATGACGTTCCGCATCGGCACCGAGGTCGCCCCCGCGTAGACGCTCGATCAGCTACCCGGCCCGTGGGCCGGACAACACCAGAAAGGCGGGACCGTGGCGGGTATTGACGCATTCGGCACCCAGCTCAAGCGCGACTCCAACGGCGCCGGCTCCTTCGTGGCCGTCGCCAACATCTCGGACGTGTCCGGTCCCTCACGGTCGCGTGACGCCATCGAGGTCACCGCCCACGACTCCCCCGACAAGTACCGCGAGTTCGTCAAGGGCCTCAAGGACGGCGGGGAGGTCGAGATCACCATCAACTACGACCCCGGCGACGTGACCCACCAGGCCCTCGACGCCGACTTCGAGGAGGACGACCTGCGGGACTACCAGGTCGTCGTCCTGCCGGGCAAGGACGACGAGCACACGTGGCAGTTCTCCGGCCTCATCACCGACCTCGGGGACGAGTTCCCCTACGACGACAAGATGGAACGCAAGTGCACATTCAAGATCTCCGGCAAGCCGACGCTGACCGCGACCGGCTGACGAGAACAGGGGAGGGCGCATCATGGCACTGCTGACGAAGGCTCAGATCAACTCGGCTGTCGACCGCAGGTGGGAGGACGTGCCCGTGCCCGAGTGGGGCGAGGGCGCACACGTCCGTCTCATGGAGCTGTCCGCCGCCGACCGCGGCTACATCGAGGCCGGCAGCGTCGTCGCCAACGGGCAGCACCCGGAACTCAAGGTCGAGTCGCTGAAGGTGTACCGGGAGAAGCTCGTCGGCATGTCGATGGTCGACGAGAAGTTCGAGCGGCTGTACTCCAACAAGGAGATCGCCGCCGGCGAGCTCGGCACGAAGTCCGGCGCGGTCATCGAGCGGCTGGCGGCCAAGGTCCAGGAGCTGTCGCGCATGGGTCGGTTCGCCGTGAAGGAAGCCGAGGGAAACTCCGCAGCCGACCCGAGCGGCTCTTCCGTTTCCGACTAGCGGAACACCTCGGGATGACGGTGGCCGACCTCGACTCGCGGCTGGGCTCGGCCGAGCTGACCGAGTGGATGGCCTACGAGAAGATCACCGGCCCGCTCGGCCGCCGCCGCCACGACATCCAGGCCGCAACCATCGCGTCCACCATCGCCAACGCCAACCGGGGCAAGGGCAAGAAGTTCGAGGTGCGCGACTTCCTGCCGGCCTACGGGATCGAGCGGCAGGGGCCGCAGGACATGCTCGCGGCCATCCGCAGCATCAACCGGTCGATGGGGGGTGTCGAGCATGGCCGACGTGACGATTGAGGTCGCCGCGGACATGGGCAACACGTCCGCGACGATCGACGACGCAGCCGACAGCGTTGAGAAGCTGGGTGATGCCGCCGGTGACGCCGGCGGTGACCTCGGCCAAGCCGACGGCGAGGCCGGTGGTCTGGCCGGCAGCATGGACAAGGTCGGCATGGGAGCGCTCGGGGCCAGTGCCGCGTTCGCCGGCATGAGCGACATCGTGGACGGCGCGGTCGACCTGTGGAACACCGGAGCGCAGCGGGCCGACGACCTCGCCCGGGCCCAGAACGACGTCGCCCAGGCCGCGCTGGACGTCAAACAGGCCAACGTGGACATGCGGCAGTCCCAGATCGATGCGAACCAGGCGCAGCTGGACGGCACCCAGTCGGGCATCGACCTCAAGCAGGCCCTGCTCGACCAGAAGACCGCCCAGCAGGACTACAACGACGCCGTCAAGGAGTTCGGGCCCAACTCCCTTGAAGCCCAGCAGGCGCAGATCGACCTGGAGCAGGCCGACGCCGACGCCACCCAGGCCAAGATCGACGGCAAGCAGGCGACCGCGGACTACTCCCAGGCCCAGGTCGACGGCAAGCAGGCGACCATCGACGCCAGCAACGCGCAGCTTGACCTCAACGAGGCCCAGCGCAACCAGGTGGGCGCCGGCGTCATGGGCTCCTGGATCGGCGTGGTCTCCCAGATCGGCACCGCGCTGTTCGGACTGATCGGCACCTTCGCGCTCTTCGGGGCCGAAACCGTCGCCACCGCCGCGACCGCTGTCGGCTCGGCCATCGCGACGGCCGCGGCCTGGGTGGGCAGCTGGATCGCCATGGCCGCATCCGCCACCCTGAGCGCGCTCACCATGGCGGCCGCCTGGCTGATCTCGATCTGGCCGATCGCCCTGATCGTCGTCGCGGTCGTCGGGCTGGCGGCGCTCATCATCGCCAACTGGAACATGATCAAGACGTGGACCATCGCCATCTTCACCGCGGTCTGGGGCTGGCTCCAGGACCTGTGGGACGACATCGTCGCCGTGTTCATCGTGGCCGTCGCCCTGATCAAAACGATCTTCTTCAACTTCACCCCGCTGGGCATCATCATCAAGAACTGGGGGCCGATCACCGGCTGGGTCTCCAGCCAGTGGAGCAGCATCGCGAACACGGTGAGTGGCTGGGTAGGCAGGATCAAGGGCTTCTTCTCCGGCATGTGGGACGGCGTCGTCGGCAGCCTCAGATCGGCACTCAACGGCATCATCGGCCTCCTCAACGGCGGCATCTCCGGCGTGAACAGGCTGATCGGCGGCGCCAACCGTCTCCCGGGCGTGAACATCGGTTTCCTTCCCTACATCCCCTACCTCGCCGAGGGCGGTGTCACCACAGGGCCGACCCTGGCCATGATCGGTGAAGGCCGCGAACAGGAAACCGTCCTTCCCCTGAGCAAGCTCCAGGGCCTGCTGGACATGCGGGCCGGCGGCGGCGGTTCCGGAGTGCTCACGGTGACCCTCGCGGGCGGCAGCGACCCGTTCATGGACTGGCTCAAGGAACGCATCCGCATCGAGTTCGGCGGGGACGTCGCCAACCTCAACGAAGGGCGGTGACCGGTGCCTTCCCTGCCTCCGCCGCTGTGGACCGATCTCTACCTCGACGGCGCCTGGACGTCCATGACCGGCGACGTCTCCACGGAGGCGGCCGTCACCGTCACCCGCGGCCGCAGCGGCGAGCGGGACTCGGCGGGCCCCGCCCAGGGCAATCTCCCGCTCATCAACCGCGGCGCCAAGTACTCCCGCCGCAACCCCAACAGCGCCCTGTACGGAAAGGTGGGACTGAACACGCCCGTCCGCTACGGGGTGGTGGCCGGCTCGCCATGGCTCCTGATGGAGGGGACGACCAACACCGGCTCCTACGTCTCGACACCGTCGGCGACCTCGCTGAACATCACCGGGGACGTCGAGGTGCGGATGGAGCTGGCGTTCGACGACCCGTCCAGCGGACAGAGCCTCGCAGGCCGGTTCGGCTCCTCGGGTGCTTTCTCGTGGCGGGTGGGCCTGTCCGGCAACGCCTTCCCGTTCATCCTGTGGTCCGAGGACGGCACCGCGACCAAGAACGCCATCAGCACCGTGCCCATCCCGGCCATGCCCGGGCAGCGGTTCGCTCTGCGCATCGTCCTGGACGTCAACAACGGGGCCGGCGGGAACACCACCACCTTCTACATGGCCAAGACCATCGACGCACCCGACGCGTACTGGCAGATGGTCGGCACCCCGGTCACCAACTCCGGCACCACCTCGGTCTTCAACCCGGCCCAGCCACTGTGGGCCGGCGCCGCCAACGTGGCCGGCCTGAACTGTTTCAGCGGCCGACTGTTCCGCTTCCAGCTGTACACCGCGGGCCTGCTCATCGCCGACCTGAACACCTCGACCGCCACGGCCGGGGCGTCGACGGCCACCGGCTCACTGGGGCAGACCTGGACGCTCCAGGGCGCGTCGTCGCTGACCAACCGGCAGCGGCTGTTCCACGGCGAGGTCCCCGCCTGGAACCCCTCGCGGGACAAGAGCGGCAATGAACAGCGGATGGCCACCGCGCCGGCCGGCATCATGCAGCGCCTCAGCACAGGCATCAAGGCCCTGCGCTCCCCGCTGTTCCGCGAGATGACCAACCCCAGCCGCACGGGGATCGTGGCGTACTGGCCCTGCGAGGAGAGCAACGGCTCGACCGTCGTCTCCTCCGGCCTGGGCCAGGCGCCCATGACGATCACGGGGACGCCCAGCTTCGGCAGCTACACAACTCTGCCCGGATCGGATGCCCTGCCGAGCATGGCCGACGCCACGTTCACCGCGGCCGTCGCCCGATAC